ATGCGAAACCTTAACCGATGGTTCAAAGATCACCGTGGCGTCCCAGTCCGGGTTATCCGTTGGGAACCGGAAACAAAACGCGTTATCTATCTGCGACAAGGATATAAACATGAGTGCTTTAGCCCGCTCGAGCAATTCCAGCGCAAGTTCAGGGAAATAGGGGGCGAGCGTGAGCACTAAATTAACAGGCTATGTGTGGGATAGCGGATTTGAAATGAACGGCAAAGGCGCAGCTGCGCGCCCGTCACTGAAGGTATCCAATCTTTACGGTATGGTGACCGGAATGGTGGAGGATTTGCATAGCCTGGTTGGAGCGACGGTCATCCGCAGGATAGTGTATGCCCGGTTTCTCGATGCCGTTAATTTTCAAAGCGGCAACCAGGAGGCCGACCCGGAGCAGGAGTCTGTAAGCCGCTGGGTGATCGAGCAGTGCAGTGATCTGACGGCGGTAAGTGCGACATTTGTCCTGGCAACACCGACTGAAACGGACGGATGTGTCTTCCCCGGGCGAATTATGCTGGCCAATACCTGTACATGGATATACCGCTCTGACGAATGCGGCTATACGGGACCAGCTGTCGCAGATGAATTTGATAACCCTACCGCCGATCCGGCAAAAGATGCCTGCAGCCGCTGCGCCCGGGGATGCGCCCTGCGTAACAATACCGGAAACTTTGGCGGTTTCCTCTCCATTAATAAACTTTCACAGTAAATCTTCATGAAAGAACAGGATATTCTGGCGCACGCCCGACGGTGTGCGCCTGCGGAGTCGTGTGGCTTCGTGGTGAGAACACAGGCGGGAGAACGGTATCTCCCCTGTGTGAATATTTCTGCCGCGCCGGAGGATTATTTCCGTATGGCGCCGGAGGACTGGCTGAGGGCTGAAACGCAGGGGGATATTGTGGCGCTGGTTCACAGCCATCCTGGCGGCCAGCCGTATCTGAGCGATGTGGACCGCAGGCTGCAGGTTCAAAGCGACCTGCCGTGGTGGCTGGTATGCGCCGGCCAGGTACATAAATTCCGCTGTGTGCCACACCTGACCGGACGACAGTTTAAACATGGGGTTTTTGACTGTTACACGCTGTTCCGTGATGCCTATCATCTGGCGGGGATTGATATGCCGGATTTTCACCGGGACGACGACTGGTGGCGGCATGGTGACAATCTCTATCTGGATAATCTGGAGACGACGGGATTTTACCGTGTCAGCGCAGCCAGTGCGCAGCCCGGCGACGTGCTGATTTGCTGCTTTGGCTCCTCCGTTCCGAACCACGCAGCGATTTACTGCGGCGACGGAGAGCTGCTGCACCATATTCCTGAACAACTGAGTAAACGTGAGAGGTATACCGACAAATGGCAACGACGCACGCACTCCATCTGGCGACACCGGGCATGGCGCGAATTTGCCTTTACGGGGATCTGCAACGATTTTGCCGCCGCGTCAGCCTGCAGGTAGCCAGTGGTGCTGAAGCTGTCCGGGCACTGGCGGTACAGTTGCCCGGTCTCCGGCAGAAACTGAGCGACGGCTGGTATCAGGTACGCATAGCCGGAGACGATGTTACGGCTGATACCCTGACAACCAGCCTGCATGACCCGCTGCCGCCTGGCGCGGTGATTCATATTGTGCCGCGTCTGGCCGGGGCCAAATCTGGCGGGGTGTTTCAGGCGGTGCTCGGTGCGGCGCTGATTGCCGTTGCCTGGTGGAACCCGGCAGGCTGGCTGGGAGCGGCGGCGGTATCCGGCATGTATATGACCGGGGCGTCGATGATTCTGGGCGGTGTGGCGCAGATGCTGGCACCAAAACCCAAAATGTCCGAAATGAGGCAGACCGATAACGGCAGGCAGAACACGTATTTCTCGTCGCTGGATAATATGGTTGCCAACGGTAACACGTTGCCGGTGCTGTACGGCGAGATGCAGGTGGGGTCACGCGTGATTTCCCAGGAAATCAGTACCGCCGATGAAGGTGATGGCGGTCAGGTTGTGGTGATTGGCCGCTGATAACAGAACAGATTCAGACAGAACCGCCTCCGGGCGGTTTTGTCGTTTTACGGGGTTAATAAATGGGAAAGGGCGGCGGAAAAGGGCACACGCCACGCGAGGCACCGGATAACCTGAAATCCACGCAGCTGCTGAGCGTCATCGATGCCATCAGTGAGGGACCGATAGAAGGCCCGGTGAACGGTCTGCACAGTGTTCTGGTAAACCAGACGCCGGTGGTGGACCGCGACGGTAACACGAATATCCACGGCGTGAAGGTGGTATACCGCGTCGGTGAGCAGGAACAGACCCCGCTGGAGGGATTTGAATCGTCCGGCGCCGAGACGGTGCTTGGTGTACAGGTCAAATACGACAATCCGGTGACCAGAACCATCACGGCTGCAAATATTGACCGCCTGCGTTTTACGTTCGGCGTGCAGTCACTGGTGGAGGCCAACAGCAAGGGCGACCGCAATCCGACATCCGTCAGGCTGCAAATCCATCTTGAGCGCTATGGTCAGTGGGTGGTGGAAAAAGAGATTACGATTACCGGGAAAACAACCACACAGTATCTGGCCTCGGTGATAGTGGATAATCTCCCTCCCCGGCCATTTGGTATCCGGATGGTACGTGTGACGGCAGACAGTACCACTGACCAGTTACAGAACAACACGGTCTGGTCGTCGTATACCGAGATTATTGATGTCCGGCAGCGCTATCCCAACACCGCCGTAATTGGCCTACAGGTGGAGTCTGAGCAGTTCGGCAGCCAGCAGGTGACGCGAAATTACCATTTTTTCGGGCGGATTATTCATGTGCCGTCGAATTACGATCCGGTAGCGCGAACCTACAGCGGCATCTGGGACGGCACGTTCAAGCCTGCATACAGCAATAATCCGGCGTGGTGTCTCTGGGATGTGCTGACACATCCCCGTTATGGCATGGGACAGCGAATCGGCGCGGCGGACGTGGACAGGTGGGCGCTGTATGCAATAGGCCAGTACTGCGACCAGATGGTCCCTGACGGATTCGGCGGGACAGAGCCGCGTATGACCTTTAATGCGTATCTGGCACAGCAGCGTAAGGCGTGGGATGTGCTGACCGACTTCTGCTCCGCCATGCGTTGTATGCCGGTGTGGAACGGGCAGAGGCTGACCTTCGTGCAGGACAGGCCCTCGGATACAGTCTGGACCTATACCCGCAGCAATGTGGTAATGCCGGATGAGGGTACACCGTTCCGTTACAGCTTCAGTGCGCGGAAGGACCGCAATAATGCGGTAGAGGTGAACTGGATCGACCCTGATAATGGCTGGCAGACATCCACGGAACTGGTGGAAGACACGGTCGCCATCAGTCACTACGGACGCAATCTGGTAAAAATGGATGCGTTTGGCTGTACCAGTCGCGGGCAGGCGCACCGCGCCGGGCTGTGGCTGATAAAAACGGAGCTGCTGGAAACCCAGACGTTAGATTTTAGTGTGGGGGCGGAGGGGCTGCGCCACGTTCCCGGTGATGTGATTGAGGTTTGCGACGAGGATTATGCCGGGGTCAGCCTGGGCGGGCGGATTCTGTCCGTTGACCGCGCCCGTCGTATTCTGACCCTTGACCGGGAGATTACCCTGCCGTCGTCCGGCACCACGCTGATAAGCCTGGTGGATGGCGAAGGTTTGCCGGTCAGCGTGGACGTGCAGTCTGTTACCGACGGTGTGCAGGTTCAGGTCAGCCGGATACCGGACGGCGTGGCGGAATACAGCGTCTGGGGGCTGAAATTGCCGACGCTGCGCCAGCGTCTCTTCCGGTGCGTGGCTGTCCGGGAAAACGACAACGGAACGTATGCCATCACCGCCGTACAGCATGTGCCGGAAAAAGAATCGATTGTGGACAACGGGGCATCGTTCGACCCGCAGTCCGGAACGATTCACGGCACCGTCCCCCCGGCGATACAGCATCTGACCACGGAAATTCTGGCGGAGGAGGGACAGTATCAGGTACTGGCGCGCTGGGACACACCGCGAGTCGTTAAGGGCGTCTCTTTTTCGCTGCGTCTGAATGTGGCGGCGGAAGACGGCAGTGACCGGCTGGTCAGCAGCGCAGGAACGCCGGATACGCAGTACCGGTTCCGGGGGCTGACGCCGGGGCGCTACACCCTGTCCGTCAGGGCGGTGAACAGCCAGGGACAACAGGGAGACCCGGCCAGCACACAGTTCAGCATCTCCGCGCCGGCGGCACCATCATTTATCGAACTCACCCCTGGCTATTTCCAGATTACAGCCACACCGCGTCAGGCAGTATACGACCCGACGGTGCAGTATGAGTTCTGGTTTTCAGACGCGCAGATTACGGATATCCATCAGGTGGAAAACGCCGCACGATATCTGGGAACGGCGCTGTACTGGATAGCGGCCAGCGTGAATATCAGGCCCGGCAGGGATTACTATTTTTATATCCGGGCGGTAAATCAGGTCGGTAAATCCGCATTCGTGGAGGCGACCGGGCAGGCCAGCAACGATGCCGCAGGCTATCTGGATTTTTTCAAAGGGCAGATAACTGAAAGTCACCTGGGTAAGGAGCTGCTGGAAAAAGTAGAACTGACGGAGGATAACGCCAGCAAACTGCAGCAGTTTTCGAAGGAGTGGCAGGACGCTAACGATAAATGGAACGCCATGTGGGGCGTCAAAATAGAGCAGACCAAAGACGGCAAATATTATGTGGCCGGACTTGGACTGAGCATGGAAGACACGCCTGACGGGAAGATAAGCCAGTTCCTGGTGGCGGCGGATCGCATTGCTTATATTAACCCGGCAAACGGAAACGAGACGCCCGGATTTGTCATGCAGGGTGACCAGATAATCATGAACGAGGCGTTCCTGAAATACCTGAGCGCGCCGACCATTACCAGTGGCGGGAATCCTCCGGCATTTTCCCTGACGCCGGATGGAAAGCTGACTGCGAAAAATGCGGATATCAGCGGCCATATCAACGCTGTATCTGGCTCGTTTACGGGAGAAATCAATGCCACCTCCGGTAAGTTTTCTGGCGTGATTGAAGCGAGAGAGTTTGTCGGTGATATCTGCGGCTCAAAAGTCATGCAGGGTGTGAGCATCAGGGCGACGAATGACGAACGCAGCACCTCAACACGGTATACCGACAGCGCCACTTATCAGATAGGGAAAACCATCACGGTGATGGCTAACTGCGAGCGTAACGGCGGCTCCGGCGCCATCACGGTCACGATAAATATTAACGGCCAGGTGAAAACGGCGGAGGTTATGCCGTATACCGCAGGGATTCCGGCCATGTATCAGACCGTCGTTTTTTCGGTCTACACCACTTCACCGGTCGTGGATATCAGCGTCTCTCTGAGGGTTGGCGGGCAGTACACCACTGAAGCTTCCGTCTGGCTGCTGGTGATGGTTTCCCGATCGGGGAACAACTTCACAAACTGACCGGATTTCCGGTCCTTTTCGTTTAATAAGGAACAGATATGACTATGTCGCGCGTAATTTCGCTGGCGGCAGGGGTTTCCCTGTCCGTTTTATTTTCCACTGCTGCCGTTGCCGATAACGGAAGGGGAAGCGGTAACAGCAATATTGAAAACCAGACCCGGATTTATACCGGCACTGACCGCGGGCAGAAACAGCACCGCGAGGCAAAGGGCAAAACAATCACGCGGAGCGTCCAGTGTTCGCTGCCGGCGTATTTACGTGACCCGGATAATCAGTGCTGAGATGTGAATGAATCTGAAGCCTGCCTGCGGGCGGGCTTTTTTTTATGGAGGTAATATGCCAGTACTTATTTCCGGTGTACTGAAAGATGGTGCGGGAACGCCGGTACAGAACTGCACCATTCAGCTGAAGGCCAGCCGGACCAGTACGACGGTGGTCGTGAATACGGTGGCATCGGAAAATCCGGATGACGCCGGGCGCTACAGCATGGATGTGGAGCAGGGGCAGTACGCTGTCACACTCCTGGTGGAAGGGTATCCCCCGTCACATGCCGGGGTTATTACGGTCTACGATGATTCAAAGTCGGGCACCCTGAATGATTTTCTGGGGGCCATGACGGAAGACGACGTCCGCCCGGAGGCGCTGCGGCGTTTTGAGGCGATGGTGGAAGAAGTTGCCCGCCAGGCATCGGAGGCATTGAGGAATGCCACCGCTGCAGGCCAGGCATCTGAACAGGCGCAGACATCAGCAGGCCAGGCAGCGGAAAGCGCCACGACAGCCGGGAGTGCAGCCGGAGCGGCAGAAGCATCAGCCACACAGGCAGCCTCATCCGCAGCGTCTGCGGAGAGCAGCGCAGTTACGGCGACCACAAAAGCCGGTGAGGCATCAGTCAGCGCTGAATCGGCTGACACGGCCAGAACGGCGGTAGCCGCATCGGCGGCCGCAGCGAAAACATCTGAAGCGAATGCTGATGTCTCCCGAACTGCCGCCGGAGATTCAGCTGCTGCCGCAGCCGCCAGCGCGACGGCGGCGCAGGCATCAGCAGAGCGTGCCGGCGCATCCGAAACCGCTGCGAAGACGTCAGAAACGCAGGCGGCTTCCAGTGCCGGTGATGCAGGTGCGTCAGCCACTGCGGCGGCAGCGTCGAAAAAGGCGGCAGCCGCATCGGCAGCCGAAGCAAAAACATCTGAGACAAACGCAGCAACGTCAGCAAATACAGCAGCGGCAAGCGCAACAGCCGCCTCGTCATCAGCATCGGCGGCATCCACTCACGCCGCCGCATCTGATACCAGCGCATCACTGGCGGCGCAAAGCAGTACTGCTGCCGGAGCAGCAGCCACCAGAGCTGAAGATGCCGCGAAACGGGCAGAAGATATCGCGGACGTGATTTCCCTGGAAGATGCCAGCCTGACGAAAAAAGGTATCGTTAAGTTAAGCAGCGCCACGGACAGTGACAGCGAAGCGCTGGCAGCCACGCCAAAGGCGGTCAAAGCTGTCATGATTGAGGCACAGACCAAAGCGCCGCTGGACAGTCCGGCACTGACCGGTACGCCAACGGCACCAACGCCGGAAACCACAGCTGCAGGTATTGAAATTGCCACGGCAGCGTTTGTGGCTGCGAAAGTGGCACAGTTGGTTGGTTCTGCGCCGGAAGCGCTGGACACGCTGAAAGAACTGGCTGACGCGCTGGGTAACGATCCTAATTTTGCTACCACGGTACTGAATAAACTGTCGGGCAAGCAGCCACTGGACGAAACCCTGACGGCGCTGTCAGGAAAAAGCGTTGACGGTCTTATCGAATACGTTGGTTTACGGGAAACCATAAATCTGGCAAAAAATGCCGTCCCGGCGACGCGCAGGGTTAACAACAAACCGCTGTCCGGCGACATCACTCTGTCGGCTGCTGATGTGAGGGCCATTTCCGCCGATGCTGTCGGAGAAATTACCGATAACAGCACGATGGCATCAGCTAATACTCCAGGATGGTGGCGGGTGGCTGTGTCGAATTCTGATACGGTCACTGATTTTCCCACCTATCCGGATGGCAGCAAGCTGTACAGCTATGGATATATGCTTGTTGAGAAAATCGGGGAAGTCTGGTTTCAGCACTATTACGCGCATATGGGCGCGAACGCAAAGCGCCAGGACTGGGGAACTGAACCGAATACCAGCCGTCCGTGGATTATTGACTACAATACCGCGAACAAACCTTCAGCCGGTGATGTGGGGGCATTGCCGATTACCGGGGGACGGCTTAACGGTTCGTTAGGTATTGGTACTGATAATGCGCTGGGCGGTAATTCTATTGTGCTCGGTGATAACGATACCGGGATTAAGTGGCACAGTGACGGCGTTTTAGGCCTTTATGCCAATAATGCCCTGGTCGGTTATATCGACAACTCCTGGCTGCACATGTCAGTTGATGTTCTCACTAATGGTATCTTACGTGCCGGCAACGGAAAAACACTGACGTTATCGAGTGGTAACAACTCCGCGATGAACGCCGGTTTCAGTCTGTGGGGAAATGGCACAGACCGCCCAACGGTCATTGAACTGAGTGACGATCAGGGCTGGCATTTCTACAGCCAGAGACGACAAGACGGCGGTATCGAACTGAGTGTAAACGGCAATATTTACCCTGCTAATTACAGCAATTTTGACGCCCGTTATTTAACATCAGGAAACGTATATACAAAAGGCGAATCAGATAATCGTTATGTCCAGAATATCCAGCGCGGTGCTCCTGTATGGCCTGGCAAAGTAGATGAATATGGACCAGCAGAAGCGCCTGCTGGTTGCTTTTTAACACAGGCCAGACATGACCCAACAACAGCATACGGTGTGACATTTGCGTATAGACCGCTACAAATGTGGGTGGGTAATGGCTGGCGTACAATTAATGGATAATTTAGGTGAATATAATGGAATTAAAAACGTAACCAGATACATTCCTGACGACCAGGACTACGATAACAACTTTCTGTATTTTCGCAGTGAAGATGGTCAGGACTTTTACGAATCACTGAGTAAATTCACCAAAAAATATAAGCTGTGCATTGACTCCGAAAATATAATACGTTCTGTAGCCGAAGATGTATCGCGCCTTTATCCGGCAGGTTTTTCGGTTGTTGAGGTCAATAAACTACCAGCCGGATTTAATATCTATGGCGGCTGGAAATATTCGAACGGCACTGTTCTGGCTGTTCCCGTTGACTATCAGGCTAAGGCCGAAACCACCCGACAGAAACTACTGGATGGAGCTAACAGCACCATTGCCGACTGGCGAACTGAACTGGCACTGGGTGAAATCAGTGACGACGATAAGGCCAGCCTGACTAAATGGATGGCGTATATCAGGGCGCTTAAAACGCTGGATTTAACAGCCGTTCCAGATGAGGCCACCTTCATAGCAATCAGGTGGCCAGCATTACCACAGTAATAACTACTGACTGGCTGGTTTCTCCGGTCAGTCAGTAAAATATTAGTACGGTAGTTCAGAACTTAGTGTTGTATGAGCAGGGACTAATTACATAACGGGGAGGGAGTGCATATATGAAACTCAGGTTCAGAGCTTTTACTCTTGTAATTTACGCCAGAGTACCAAATGAACTATGAATTTAACCATCCCTCTAATTTTTCTTGATTATGAGTCTGTAAAAATGAAGGGAGTTCTCTCATTCGATAAATGTAACTGGCAAGGTGTGGCCATTGCATGGCTGGGGTTGGCATGTTGCGTGTCCAGCGCATCAACATTGTCGCTAATAAGTCTACTGTAGTCAGTCTGTCACCCACCAGATAGGTTTGTTGATTTGCCAGACGTTTATCTAAATATTCGCAGGCTTCCTCAATACGGCTACGGGCCAGGGTACGAATAGCGTCAGCGTCTTCGAGACTACCATCCTTATCGGCGTAAAACCAGTCTCGCATTGAAGGAAGTAATGTATTTGCCATATATATCATCAGTTCCAGCCATTCTGCACGCTCAGGCGTATCTGGTTTAGGTGCAAGGCCAGATTCAGGATGGCGCTCGGCAAGAAGCATCAAAATAGCCGTTGATTCAGTCACTGGTTTTCCATCAACGATAAGGGTAGGCACCCGACCAACAGGATTAAGACTGAGATATTCAGGGGAGCGTTGATTACCACTTTCAATATCAACGAGTTGAGCAGTAAATGGCGTTTTTAGTTCGAACAACATCCAGTGGACTGCAAAACTGGCTGCTCCTGGTGAGTAAAATAAGGTATAGGACATCCTGTTTTCCGAATTTTATTGATTTGGGGCGAGTATAGCATGAAAAGAGAGCGTTTATCTAAAAGAAAACTATTTTTTCTATATTAACTGGTGATATATATTTATTCTGATAGTTGTAAGAGACAAGTAACATGTTGTCCAGACTGAGTAAAAGAGAGTGTAGACGTTCTTACAGAAGTTGATAATTGTTTGTCTGATTGCTTTATAATTAAATGATAACAGGTGATGGTCAGGCGGTGAAATTTTGTCTGGGTTATCTCCTTTTTGGAATGTATTATATCTTCCCATTCATATCCTGGTTTTCTTTAAGAACTGATACTGCTGTTTGTAGTAGTTCTTTGTTATCCAGCCATGCTTTGGTCTTTATGTTTCCTTCAATATAATCAAGCAATGTTCTGGTATTGATAGGCCTGCCCTGTTTCGCTACTTCCACTACAGCATCACCCAGGATAATACGAACTTTAGGAAGTTGAGAGGGGAACCACTTTAAAGTATCTTTTGATTTCATTAAGAAATATTCCTTAAAACGTTGTTAATTTTTGATAGTAAGGTAGGGACATTAATTCAGAAAATGCTGATTTTTACTCATCAGTTTTGTCCGGGTTATTTGATATACCTATTCCTACTTTGATTACAGCACAGCTAAAAATACTGAATATAATAAGCATGGTAATTATTATCAGTGTATTGTCCATATATCCTCAGAAGTACATTTTATTATGTATATTACTTTGACAATTTTTTATCCGGAAAGTTCATTTTTGGATGTAACTTTGTGTTTTTTTACTGGGAATTATAAAGTTCAGACAGTCAACGTGGTTTTCACTATTGTCTATACTAATAATTTTCTCAAGCATAAGAGTTTCATCATAAGTGCCTGAAGGCCCTTTGTCCTGATACCCATCGTTATGCACGATCAGCGAAGCATAGACACTTTTATTTGTGTTGTGATGTCTTTTTTAAGCTTCTCAGTGTTGTTTTTTTCTCCGTTAAGCCAGTATATCTGGTGTGTATGGCATGGTTGAAATACGCTTATATCCTGGCCCCAGAAGTATATTCCATCCACCAGGCTATAATCACCTTTACTCTTACCGGACGAGCATCCTGTTATTATAACTGTAAGCACAAAGTAAAAATAGAAAATGTAATGCTGCTTTTCATGATTTATCCAGTATTTTCAGGGCAGTAGATAATGGTTCTTTATCTTCGAGCCATTGCTGTTCTCTTTGTGCATTTTGTAACAGCGAGATAAGATTCTCACTGTTGATTTTTTTAGACTCCATGATGAGTTGTAGTAACGCTTTACCATAAATAATCTCTATATCTGAAAGTAAGTTAGGTGGGTATGAGGATATGTCTAAAGTGTTCATGATCTACTCCTGAAAAATATTTATGAGTTGCAAGGAATTGGTTTTACTCGCTTTAATGTGTTGTGATAATAGTCAGAATGAATCACAAAACAGTATGAACCTTTTATGGATAGTAATATACATTTAGTTGAGAATATTTATAATTAACTGATTATTATCATAAGTTGTGTTTAAGATCAATTGAAGCATCATCCGACGCAAAAGCAATCTTATTTTCATTGGTATATGCTGTATAATACTTCAACAAGTATATAAATATTACTGATAATAGTTCTGTTCTTATACATTGAAACCCACTGTGGGTAATTAACCAGCCAAGCCAGAATTTTTCACAGATGAGTCAGGATGCCATTGATCCTAGAATCGCAACAGACGATGAGAAAGTGCAGCTCGACGAATGAAAAAATACAGCGTCCTGGTCAGTCGGGTAGATACATCAAATCCTGACTGGCCTGATGTGCCTGTAAGCCAGTAATATGAAGTTGTGAAAAATCAGGCTGGCGTCAATAAAATATGCCAGCCTGAAGTAATATTCAGTATACTAACAACGACATATCTGGCACCAGTCTGGTGGCTTCAGAATATCTGGTGGGTACTGATTACACCATTCCTGACTCATGCCGATAAGAGCCCATGGGATTTCTGACCATCTACTGGAGGAATGTTTTGTATTATCCGGTGGGGGGTTTGAGTCACTAGCAGCCGTGGCAGATGTCGAAAAAGCTGCAGCCGACAACACCAGAAGAAATGGTAAAAATATACGATATCTCATAATATCACCCGTGAATATTTAGATTACCCTTACCGTTGACTTCCTTCATTTCCAGCATAGTTCATGCTTCATCGTCATTGAATAAATAATTAAGTTTGTTGAGCGAAAATTTACTTAAAGAAAAAATAATAAGCATCGATATTTTTCTTTTTTGCAGGTTTTCAACGCATGATCGAATAAACGTGTGCGGATGGTGCAAAATATGGCTGGCCAGAAAAAAACAGTTTAGAGATAAATGCAGGTGCTTATCTGTTGTGATATGAATTAATCTTGTTTTTATACACACCCTTGCTAAACAGATGGGGGGGCAAAAATATTATGCTAAGTAAAGCTGGTATATAGTCTGGAGTTAGGGGTAGTATATGTCCCTAACTCCAGCAGAACTGCTCCATCTATAAAGATGTTAATTGCATACTTTATTTTTAAAGCCAATGATGTTAATAAAGTAATATTTAAATTATGGAATTACAAAATTACCTTTTGTAGTATCGAAATAACATTCATTTTTATCTATTATCATATCTGCTGTTAACGGAGCCCTGTTTACAGGATGTATGGCACTCTCAATAATAAGTTGGATAAGTGCTACCTCATCAAATAATTGGCATATATTTGACTCTGAACTAGCTTTCACAAAAATGCCTTTTTCAGGAACGGCTAACATTACAGGGCATATCAAATCGTCTTTCGAACATGAAAGCTCTTCAGCATTTGGTGAAAAACTGCATAAATCAATTTTATCTACTAATCGTTGTTTAGATGTTGCTGAAACAATAGGTGTAATTGTTAAATTTTGACTAGCAAATTCCTGTAAGTTATTTGAGTGTGATGCGGTCAGGTTATTTCGAAGATCTTCAGGTGAAGTGTCCAATGTATTATTTAATTGTTTTTCTAAAATTGTAAAGTATCTTGTATATTCTAATCTACGCTCCATATTAGTGGCTTGATATGAAGAAAGATCAGGTTTAACCTTGAATTCAACTTCTCCACCGTCAACAGAACGATTACTTACTTTAAATAATAAATCACGTAATTCAATTTGTAATTCTCTTCTGTCATTTTGTTTAACTGCATCACGAATGAGCTCTAAATCATTCTCAGATAAGTCACATATCCTATTAGATGAATTCAGACTCACACTCGGAAAGCTTAAAAACATAATCTATTACTCCTCTAAATAATAATTTCTACACTTATCCGCTAATATTAAGAGAGTTTATCCATCAAAGGCAATATTCCTTTGTGTAGATTAAGACTTATTCCATTAAAAATTTACGGTTGAGAAGATTATATTACTCATGGCACGCAGGACTCTGCCCTCTCAACAAATTACAGATGACTGGCCAGCCCGGCCTACCAGACCCTGATGCTTTACCACTCATTACCGATATTCTCTGTGCGAACATCGTGCTCATATGTACATGATGGCATTCTGAAAAGTGTATTGCCATCATTGATTCATCACTGAATTCTTGGCTCTACGCCGTCGGTATTTGGAGTGATCAGCTATACCATGAACGATGCACATCCTGGTGCATTTGAAGACAATCCGGTGGGATGGATTACCGCAGCCACGTCGTATGCAAGAACGGGCGGCGGCAAGCTGGCGATCGTTCGATAGTGCGAGTATTGAATGGTTGCCAGTTGCGGCGGATTTTACTTGTTCAGGATGACTAACCAATGTGTTTAATCTGAAACTAGCCACCTGTTCAACTTTTCGCGATCGCTTTTGTTGGCATCACTATTAAGCCTTCGTCTACATGGGTATTTGGCATCGAGAGTCCCCCAATGGAAGAGGGGAGAGATGTATTGGGCAGTGAGTTTGTTTGGTCGGGGGATTTATACGCAAAATGGCCCGAAATACGTCCGAATTTCTGTATTCGGTCTTTTTTCTTTATACCACGATAAAACCTGATTTAACATTTTTAAAACAGAAAATCAGAGCATCATGTATGCCTTTTCGTCACGTCCATCAAGGTATATTTTTGTTGTGTTCTCTGAAGTATGTCCCAGGAGTTTCTGAGCAAACCCTTCGCCGTAAGCGTCTTTATACAGTCGTCCGGATAAGCTGCGGATCTCGTGAAACGGCGGTGGGTTTTCACTGAAATTTATTCCGGTCAATTTTCGTGCCGCAACAAATTTTTTAGTCAGGCTATCAGGATGAATACTCCCGTTCGGGCTGTTTTTGCGTATGCCAGCGCTGATAAGGTATTCGCTACGGCTTACCAGGCGGCAACGCTCAATCACCGTACTGAGGCGTAAACCCATGGAAGGAAGGTTGAGCGAAAGTGGCAGAGCGATTTTCATCCCGGTCTTGATTTGCTTAACGTACAGTCGCTCATCAATAATGTGACTGAACTGAGACTGTAAGTAAAATTGTGTAATTGCCTGTTTTTGATATGTTCACTCCAGTAACGGAGACAGGCAATTATGGACGAAAAGAAACTCAAAGCCCTTGTGGTTGAACTGGCTAAAGGCCTTAAAACCGAAGCCGACCTCAATTCGTTTTCCCGTATGCTGACGAAATTAACCGTCGAAACGGTGCTCAATGCGGAGCTGGCTGACCACCCCGGCTATGAGAAAAATGCGCCCAAAACAGGCTCAAACACCCGTAATGGCTACTCGTCCAAAACGGTGTTGTGCGATGACGGCGAGATAGAACTCAACACACCGCGTGAGCGTGAAAACACCTTCGAACCACAGCTGCTTAAGAAGCACCAGACGCGCATTACGCAGATGGACAGCCAAATTTTATCCCTCTACGCCAAAGGCATGACTACCCGCGAAATCGTCGCCACCTGCAAAGAGATGTACGACGCCAATGTGTCACCCTCGCTGATATCTAAAGTCACCGACGCCGTAAAAGAGCAGGTCACTGAGAGGCAAAACCGGCAACCGGATGCGCTGTACCCCATTGTTTATATGGACTGCATTGTCGTCAAAGTCCGTCAGAATGGCAGCGTAATCAACAAAGCCGTCTTCCTGGCACTGGGTATCAACACCGAAGGCCAGAAAGAGTTATTGGGTATGTGGCTGGCCGAAAATGAAGGCGAAAAGTTCTGGCTAAGCGTGCTGACGGAGCTGAAAACCCGGGGCGTTCAGGACATCCTGATTGCCTGTGTGGATGGTCTGAAGGGCTTCCCGGATGCGATAAACAGCGTCTTCCCGCAGCCCCATATCCAGCTGTACAGTATCCACATGGTGCGTAACAGCCTGAAATACGTAGCCTGGAAAGGCTACAAAGTCGCCACCAGCGGCCTCAGGCCCCGTCCGAAGAGGCGGCACTGATGGCGATGGATGCGTTCGCGAAAGCCCGGGACGATAAATATCCGCAAACCAGCAAAAGCTGGCGTGCGCACTGGGAAAACCTCAATACGCTCTTCAGTTATCCGCCGGATATCCGCAAGGCCATCTACACCACAAACGCAATCTAATCCCTGAACTGCGTGATCCGTGCCTCGATTAAGAAACGCAAGGTGTTCCCGACGGATGACTCAGTACGAAAAGTTATTTATCTGGCGATCAAGGATGCGTCAAAAAATGGAGTATGCCGATCCAGAACTGGCGGCTGGCGATGAGCCGTTTTATTATCGAGTTCGGTGACCGCCTGAGCGATCACCTTTAATAACTGGGCAGTTACACAGAATTACTGACAGGCTCATTCTTTTGTGTTGCGCCTCTCTGTTTCTATTGTTTTAGATAGCCATGAGAGCTCCGTTGCTGAGAATTTTAGTCGTGGGGTTCTTTCTTCTGTACCGGGTGGGCGCATTTCATAACTGCAGGACCATCTGCTGAATACTGTATAGCTCTGTATATCGCATGTTGTTGAGGTCAGTGTGCAATTCCTCGGTACTGGCTTGTCCTGTATAGGGCTGGAGATTTCTGGGCAATGTCCTTTTGGACCTGAACATATGTTTTTGATTGAAAATGGCATCGTGTTTTATCCTTTACACTGTGAAATGTTGTTTTGTGCTCTTCTGTTGTGATTGGTGATGTGACGGGATCGTCCATGCACCCTTCCTTTTATTGACGGCGTATCAGTCCATTGATGCCATGCTTGCTTAATTTGTCCAGCATCAGCAAGCCGTCGTTTTCTTTCTGCTGCAATTCAAGCAACTTAAACCGTATTTCGTTAAGTAAAGGTTTAATAACTCCGCGCTTGCGAACCACCTTTTTGATAACGTCTTTTTCGAAGTATAAACGGCAGAAATGATTTTCATAATTCGCCTATACTCTTCACCCAGCGCTGGCAAATCTTCAACGCTGAAAGGCTGGGGAGAAGGGCGTCCAGTTGCTGAACGGAGAGCGAACCATACGCCCTGATTCCACGTGTTATCAAACTTCATACCGTGGTTATCATCCAGACAAGGCGCTTGAGGTTGCTCATGTCTTTTGGGGAAAGAGGTTCGGTGGTGGGTACTGGATATCCTGGATCGGGAAGTGGGTTCCACTGGTGCCAAATACAGGGGGCTGGTAAACCGGGTGGATACCTCAAATCCTGACAGGCCAGAGCACCAGCCTGATAAAATCGTATTACTGATTTCTAACCAGTGGCACATTAATTGTACCAGCTCAGACTCCAACTGACAGTTTGCTTTAAGCGAGTAGCGGACGTGACCTGCCCCCAGGAGTAAAAACAAACTTTCTATTGATACATTTAATTAACTTATTTATAACGTTATATTCCAAATACAAACTTGTTCAATTGGGCATGTATGGACATTCAAATCACACATCAAGTTACTGAATTTGATAAAGAAGAACTATTAACCGGATTAAGAAGCTACAATGCTCAGTTCGTCGATTTTAGTAAAAATGGGCAGCTTGGGGTCTACTGCAGAAACGAAAGCGGCGAAATGGTAGGCGGATTAATTGCTGACAGAAAAGGTCCGTGGCTCTGCATCGACTATCTTTGGGTAAGTGAATCTGCAAGGAACTGCGGTCTGGGGAGCAAACTTATGGCGATGGCCGAAAAAGAAGGTTTGCGGAAAGGCTGTGTTCATGGACTTGTAGATACCTTTAGCTTCCAGGCTCTCCCTTTTTATGAAAAACAGGGTTATATACTTCAAATGTCGCTACCGGACTTTCCTAAAGTAGGTTCGCAAAGGCATTATTTAATTAAGCGCGGTTTATAGCTTTGCTGCATTTGAATACCCATAGCTTTATGAAAGCTATAATCAGGTAGCTTTAAAATATATCGTACCGTTGGCCTGTACACACCATGATCAGCGTCCGCTTCTGGCACAGGGCGGACAGTCAGATTAGGTTTGGCTGTCAGCTCACATTTGAGCTAATACCCCCTGGCACGGCTAGAGGTACTCAGACAGCCGCTTGTAGGCGGCATGGTACGGATACAAAAACATATTGCGCTGTTATATAAACTGTAAACTGGGCTGTGCGTATAATACGAATCTTTCACTCAGAGAAACCTGCTGACAGCGTTAGTACTCCATTAATTAATTTTGTACTAAATCTCTGTGGTATGGCACAGGCGTTTAGAAGACAGGTCAATTGCGATCTGCTAGCTGGGATTTCGTCGCGCCGCTCAAAAATGCACAGAGTTTTTCACCCGCCGTCAATGGCTCAATGGGCGTTTTTCCGAGGGCGGTCTCAGTCATGACGATGGCAGGACCAATAAGCATGGACCATACTTCACTCGCGTCTTGCTCAAGCGATGTGAAGGCAAGAAACAGTGTTTTATCTGAAGGAAAGCGGTGCTGAGTATTAAAAAGTTTCAGCCAGGCGCGGGACTGCCGGTCGGCCTGTGCTGATCGCGTGCCGAAGCGGAGTACTCTTTTTAGTATGGCGATACCCACAATGCCTGGCCCCAGAATAAAGGGACTCCCGACGTTTATGGTGACGCCGACCCCGAGAAAAACGAGGGCGAATGACAGCACGTTATCTACTCTTCTGGTAAGAGTACTGTATAGCTTTTCCAGAGAGTACCGGTAAAGAATTTGATAACTGATTTCATCCTTGCTCATACATCTCCAGATGTTTTTTCGATTACGCTCCGGTATGCTCCCGGAATCCTGACAGATTCTGCAATTATGCCACACTTCCTGGAGGGTATTAATTAGATAGAATATAAATAGAAGGCAAATATTTTGAGCTTTTAGTCGATATCGCTTTGAATATCATTTCTCCTGCACCAGGAGATGCTGTTGTCGAGCATCGTGTCAAACGTTGCTGCGTCGGTCGGACTGCACAGGATAACTCTCGCAGTCAGACTCTCATTATGGTCTCAAATGGATAACCCGCAGTCGTAACACGCCGAATGTCACGACTGACGCTATTATTACCCTGGCTTGTTAAAGCGGCATGACCGCATTTTCTATATATAATAATTGGTTGTCTTTCGACCAGTATTGTCGAGTTTTTTGGTTTAATTCCACAATCCATTTAAAAACGCCTGCTGTTGCCAGATCGGTACAGTATTTTTCATAGGAATGCTCGCCCGAAAAGTGTTTAGCTGAAGTCAATTTTATTAATTGCGTATTTGGTGTTGAATTGACTTTAATCAGCTTTCTATTGCTTTTAATAGAAATGAAGTGGCCTGCATGAGTGATAATTTTCACATTGCCGGTAGCAACAAAATAGATGTAATAAGCGATATTATTATATTCCAGATCGATTAGAAATGCGTTGAAATTTGCATCCTTTCTGACGCGCTCGAAAAAGTGGTTAAGCATAAGCTGTAATTCCATTTGTTAACCTATTGTAAGTTATAATGTTATACGTTGTGTTAGAGTATTGTTGCTTAAAAGCAGCCATACAAAGATGTTACCTAAAAGCAATAATAATCGCCTGGTATCATATAGTTTACGTTATGATTGGAATAGTGTTGCAATTGTTACTGATTATTTCTCGTAGCGCGTTTTTTTGACCACTAATAGATGCGTCAATCCATTTCATTTGTAGTTTTTCTGAACGTCATGAAAAGTCATAATATATAAAAATCAGTTAATTAATTGATGTTTAGATAATGATTACAGTGACGGAGAGGTTTGGCGTGGCGACTTTATAGGTTTTGAAAAAGCGGCTAACTCGCTGGCAGGATAATTGGTAGCCAGCCTGCGAATGGGGGCAAAATCGTAACAACATCAGCATAAATAATAATATTCATGAATGTTTTATGTGACGCAGCAGTTGAATTGAAGTGATGTTTTACCTGTTCAGGATTGTCCCGATAAAAATGTTCCTCGATAAAAGTCGATCACCTTGCGCCGAAAAAAAACAGGCTAAGTGACAGAAGAATAAAATCCATCAGGAAAATAAAATTTATAAATATCAATGAGTAAAAATGGTTGTGGAGAAGGTGGCTATTTTTTGAAAGCAAGAAATATAAACAAAGTGTAGCTATGCATAGTTATCTAAAAGGAGAACTACCGTGACTAACATAACACTATCCACCCAGCACTACAGAATCCATAGAAGTGACGTTGAACCAGTAAAAGAAAAAACAACGGAGAAGGACATTTTTGCGAAAAGTATTACTGCCGTTAGAAATAGCTTTATCAGCCTGTCGACGAGTCTGTCAGATCGTTTTAGCCTGCATAAACAAACAGACATACCGACTACCCATTTTCATCGTGGGAGCGCCTCTGAGGGTAGGGCAGTATTAACCAGTAAAACTGTTAAAGATTTTATGCTACAAAAGCTCAATAGCTTGGATATCAAAGGTAATGCGAGTAAAGATCCGGCCTATGCTCGTCAGACATGCGAAGCCATATTATCAGCCGTGTACAGTAATAATAAAGATCACTGTTGTAAATTACTCATCAGTAAAGGGGTCAGTATTACCCCCTTTCTGAAAGAGATAGGAGAGGCTGCGCAGAATGCGGGGCTACCTGGGGAGATAAAAAATGGTGTATTTACTCCAGGTGGGGCAGGGGCGAATCCTTTTGTCGTCCCCCTCATTGCTTCCGCGAGTATTAAATATCCGCATATGTTTATAAATCATAATCAGCAGGTATCTTTTAAAGCGTATGCTGAGAAAATCGTTATGAAAGAGGTTACGCCGCTGTTTAATAAGGGGACGATGCCAACGCCACAACAATTTCAGTTAACTATAGAAAATATTGCGAATAAGTATCTTCAGAATGCCTCCTGAAGGTAGTAAATACAATACTGCTATTAACCATATGAATTAATAGCAGATTTTCTGAAACTATATATTCATTTTTATGGCGACGCTTTTAACAAAACGTCGTCATATTTATTTTAATATAAAAATCAAATGGATACACTTAAAACTTAAAATAATTGTTATTACTCTAAATGCCGGTATAACCAGACAGCTTTTTTTGAAACGCTGCGTGTTGTTAAGTTTATGATACCCGCGCACGGATGATGTCTCGATAAGGATTAATGGTCTGTTAACTGTCAGGAGAGGTTATGCCGCCTTTAAAAAAAATTGTGCTGCGCCTGTTTGTGGGGGCGATGGTCGCCACGGTAACGACACCTGCATTGGCGCTGGTTTGCCTTGAGGATCACTCCGCTAAAGAGTGTGCTATATCGTGTGCTGAGGCTATGTGGTTTATGTTTCCGATATGTTTTTAAGGAGGAAGAGTATTGAAGGTGAACAGGCGATAGTGAGTAGCTCGCTGCGCCAGGGGATAACCCTCCCCTGGCGCAGCCAGTTATATTTTATTGCGATGATAACAAAGCATTTACTCGCTAATGGTGAAATTCGCTATTTACAACAGCGCACGCTTACTAAGCAAAAAAATCTGCACACGCTATCTTTTTATATCTGTCCTGGATAATGAACGACAGGAAAAACATGATGCGGCCTGAAGAGATTTATCAGCGAATAGAGGCAAAGAATTGGCGGCATGTCTGGGTGGTTGGCGATATTCACGGCTGTTTTTCAATGTTAATGAAAAGGTTACGTGAGTGTCGATTTGATCCGCAACAAGACTTGTTAGTTTCTGTGGGCGATCTCATTGATAGAGGCCCGGACAGCCTGGGTTGCCTGGCTTTACTGCGTGAGTCCTGGATGACGGCGGTTCGCGGCAATCATGAACAAATGGCGCTGGATGCGCGGGCCTCATCGCAGTCGACGCTGTGGTTGATGAATGGTGGCGACTGGTTTACCCACCTGACCGCTGAACACGCTGCGCAAGCTGAAGCGCTTTTTATCCTTTGTCAGCGACTGCCCTGGATACTGGAAGTTCGCTGCCGCCATAGCACGCATGTGATCGCTCATGCTGATTATCCAGCGTCAACCTATCAATGGCAAAAAAAGGTCGACTTACATCAGGTTCTCTAGAGCCGCGAACGGCTCATAAATAAGCGCGGTGGGATTAGCGGAGCCGATCATTTTTGGTTTGGCCATACGCCGTTGCGCCGGCGCATGGATTTCGCCAACGTACACTATATTGATACGGGCGCGGTATTTGGCGGGCAATTGACGTTAGCGCGGATACAATAGCGGTATCAGCGACCAGGGTTAAAAATCGCTATATTGCTGCGCAGGTCGCCAGAAGCCGTCGATAAAATCCTCTACCGGAAAACAGCCGCCATGGCGAATCCGTTGATCGTCCATCGAATAAAGACACTGCTGCTCGGTATCGTAGATGTCCACGACAATATCCTCGCATCCTCCATCCAGGTAACATACAAAAAGTACCAGCGCGAACAT